TGAGTTAAGTAAGTTTTGATAAACTTCTTCAGCTTGTAAGTATTCTTTAGGTGAGTATGCTGCTAGTCCTTTAGCAATACGACCTTGATTACCAATGAATCTATTTTTGTATGCTTCATTATCACGAAGACGAAGGGTTGCTTCTTCAGCACTAATTCCTTCAATCATAAACTGTTTGATTACTGGAGCTAATGTTTCTAAATTATATTGTTTGAATGTATCTTCTAATATTGCAAATGCGCTTTTGCGTTCAAACTCTCTTTGCTCAGCATAAGGATTAGGAGCAGCAGCTGCTGTAGTGGTTGTAGTACCAGTGCCAGTTGTAGTTGTTCCCGCAACAGCAGCATTAGCATCAAGTCTTGATTGTAAAGTTCCAAGAAATGATACAGGATTTGTTGTAGCTGTAATCTTAGATGCGTTATTTCTAATAAAAGTTAATTCATTATTGCTAAGACCTTCACCAGTTTTAGTTGCTTGAGCAATAACTTTTGCAGCAGCAGGATTAGCTTTGGCAATTGCTTTAGCCTCTTGAGCATTCTTTTTATAATCAGTTGCCATTTATGCCAAACCAAAGTCTTGTAGGATTTTTAAAGCGTAACCAGAAGCATCTTGAGTTGCCTGTGGGGTATAAGCGTATTCAGGTTTATTACGTAGCTTAATACCGTAATCTACTAATGATGGAATTTTGTCTCCTGACATAGCACTAATTAAATCTTGATCTCTAGTAATATCTATACCTGTAGATGGAGTGCCAAAGATTTGAGACTTTAGTTGAATAAATGGACTTAAGAACTCTCTAGGGCTAATGTCTTGATCTATTAAATTACCAAGAGCAGGAAATAATCCTTTAGCCATATTCTTAATTTTTAAAGCTGTATCATCTAAACCAGTCTTAGACATAACTGAGTTAATAGCATATTGTCTTAAATCTGTGTTAGGTAAAGATAAACCATAGTCAGAAGCTAGCTTAGTAATTCTACCTAAGTTAGAACCAATTAAACCACCAACATCTTTGATGCCTTCTACTGTAATTTTTCTACCTAAGATGTCTAGTGCAAGTTTTTCTTTTTCTGCTTGATCTACGCCACCTCTAGTTATTGTAGATACTTGTTTGCCACCTACAGTACTTGTGGTCTGGCGTTGAAAACTTTTCTTTTCTAAAGCAGTAAGTCTTTTAGCGTACTCTTGAGCATCTGCTGGGTCAGCAACCATTCCAAGATAGTCTGTTGAGAACTGGTTTAGTTCTTGGACAGCATCTTCAGGGGTAGTTAAGTATACTGTGTCATAGACACTAGGTCCTTTATTCTTAGCTTCAGCAGCGCTTTTTTCTAGGAATGACTCAAACTTAATAGGTACTTTATTTAGAAGTTCATCAGGAGTGCTTTCAATTAAAGTTGCATAAGAATCTGCTGCACTTTTAATACCTTTTGCATAAGCATCGATTTGAGTTTTAGTATCTAATTTACCATTATCTTTAAGACCTTTAGCACCTAAATTAATTAATGATCTTTGAACAGCTATTAATTGATCAGTTGGTAAATTAAAAAATGTATTTAATAACTCTGCTGGAGTAACTTTAACTTTGTTAAATCTAGCTTGACCTAAAAATCCTTGTGCTGGTTCTAATCTATAATAAGTTTTAGCTGTACCATATAACTCAGCAATTTGTTCGGGGGAAAGATTAGGACTTTCTCCAGCATCGTCATAATCTGTTAGTGGGTCTTTAGGGATAAATACCATTATTCTCCTACCAGTGGTTCAAATAAAGTTCTGTACGCACTCATTGCGCTTGGATTTTCCAAAGCTAGTGATAACATTTTTTCCAATGTTTGTTGTCTTAAGTATTTTTTGTAAGCTCTTTCACCATCAGTTGATCCTTGAATTTGATCAAACTGTGCTGCGAAGTCGTCATAGTATCTAGTCATCTTGGCAATTGCTGAACCTGTTGGGGTATCAGGCATATCACCATTAAGAATCATAGAACGAATATCTGTAATAGCGTTTTTCTTTCTTTCATCAACAGAGCCTAAAGTTTCTAGATATTCTTTAAGAAGTGGTTTATCTTTTCTAAAGTCCTTAGACCAGGTTTCCCACTTTAATCTTTCATATCTTTTCTCTACATCTGTTTGAGCTGAATCTAGTCTTTCTTCGTGGATAGTTTTAACTTGTCTCCAGTAGAAATATTGATCTGCTGCAATTCCTTCTCTAAAGAAATCTTCAATAATCTTTGATTTTTTAAAACCTTGATCAACTAAATATGAGTATGCTTCTAAGTCAAAGTTACCTTCATTAGGTGCTAAGAACACTGCAGCTCTTGGGTACTTTTTAAGTAAATCAGCATTGTCTTGCATCCAGTTTACAGTTTCTTTAGTATCTCTAACTGAACCTATGCCACTGCTTTGAGACTCACTAAGCATATAAGAAAGTTTACCTGGAAATAACTTAGTCCATTTAGCCATAGCTTTATCCATAGCATTTGGATCTTTACCATAGGTTTGAAGTATTTTATTAAACTCAGGTTTAAGTGAAGGAATCTCTAAATCTCTTTTAACCCAGTTAGGAACATCTGCACCTGTGCCAAGTTGTGGTGAAGCTGGAACAAAAGTTCCCATAAATGCTCTAGCCACAATAATGTTTCTAGCAGTATTGTTTAGTTTAAGATAAAAATCATCAACTTCTTGAGGAGAAGCATTTGGTTTAGGAGCTTGACCTGTTGCTGCGTAATACATTAATGATTTGCGCCAAGCTGAAGCATATTGTGAATTGCGTTCATCTGCATCAAAAGTACTCATCCATCTAACTAATGTTGATGGTAAGAATGATTCAAAGAATCCTCTACCTACAGAATATTTACCTAAAGTAGTTTTCTTAAAGTCTTGAGATAGTTCAGGAGCAAACTTAGATAGAATCATCTTGTCTAGGAATTGAATACCAATAGCTGAAAGAGGACCAGATAGTGTAGGTATTGCTGCATCAGGATCAATAGATGGAGTAATCATACTAATCTTGCCAGTAAACTCTAATGGCATTGGATGTTTTAATGCTTCTGGATCTAATCCACTTAAAATAAATGCAGTAGCTCTGTAAACAATATCATCACCAGGGTAAACAAAGTACTTTTCACCTTGGTCATCTGTATAGATAAAACCAGTATGATCCATACCCTCTGCAAGTAATCTTGCTTTAACTAATGCTTGAGGTTGGAACTTAACTAATCTTCCAGCACGGCGATAGAAGTCTTCAGTTGCACGATAGTAACGAGCTAAGTTACGTAAACTAAATGCCATATTAGTTCTAATGGCAGGGTTATCTACATAAGATAATGTACGTTCTCTGGCAAAGAATAAGGATAAGTTTGCTGCATATTCACTAGCTAATTTACTTGCTAGTTCTTCATCAATACCATTTGCTATGTGTTTATTTTTAACAACTGTTTCTGTTGCTTCTAATTGTTTACGATAGCTTTGGTAATTAGCAAACATAATAGGTTCTCTACCTAGGATGCTGATTTGACGAGCCATCCAGGACATACCCTTTTCCATAATCTTTTTCATAGTTCCTTCAGTGCCATCGGCAATAGGAACATATTTGCGACCAAGGATAGTTTCAGGTGCATCTAAATCATCAAAAGCATCTAGATCATCAAGAGTTAATTCATTAGCTTTGAATCTAGTTATAGGAGAACCTGTTAAAGTATCTTTATCAAACTTAACTACTTTGTTAACAAGCTTGTCATTAATTAAACCATTGCGTTTAATAAATGGATGAGCAACAAAGTCATACATTCTTTCAGCATATGCCCTAGGACCTAGTGATTCATATAATGCAAGGTTAGATAACTTGCCTTCAAATTCTAAGTCTTCAATATATTTCATAAGGTTTTGAATAGTTTGTTCTGGTTTTTCTTTACGAGCCAAACCTTTAAGAGTTATTTCACCAAATTTTAAGTTAGTCCCACGACTAACACGTAATTGAATTTGAGTTAGCCAGTTAATTTTAAAATCTAATCCAGCGCCACTTCCAATATTAGTCCAATTAGCTTCTGCTTTAAGATTTTTAACAGCTTCTCTAACTGATGGATTCCATTCAGCAATAGCGCCATAACGCTTTTGTGCTTTTAATACAGCATATTGAGTAGCGTTTTCGCCAATGTTTAAAGTATATAAAGCGCCTTCATTGATTTCGTCAATAACAGACATACCGTATTCTGAGTTAACAAAGTCTTCTACCCAGCGTTCAATAGTTTGAGGTTTAGCTCCAACAACTTTAATCAAAGCTTGTTTCTTAGCAACACGCTTTGCAATTGCTTTAGCTAACCCATTGTCAGTTGAGTTAATTAATAAACGTTCAGCTTCAGTAATCTTATCTGATTTAATATAACGATAGATCATTCTGTTAAACAAACCAAGTTGAGCTTCACCTTGAGTTACATAACGTAATTCATTTGAGATAGCTTTACCTAGTAAAAGATTCTTTAAATCACTTGTGCGTGCTGCTAATCCAAAGAATGCTACTTCTTCAATAACGGAGCGCAAACCTAGTCTTGGAACTAAGTTAAACCAGGACCACATATCTGTAAGTTTTTCGATAAAGACACTGTTATAAGATTTAGCAGCTCTAGAGAATGGATTTCCCACACCTTCTCTTGCCCACTCCATAAAGTTAGGAACACTAACTCTTTGGCTTTGCTGCCACCAACCAATGCCATATTGTTCTTTACCAATTTGAGCAGGGTTATAGCTTACTTTACCTAAGTTTCTTGCAACTTCTTCAGCAGTTGGAAACGCCATAGATAAGAAGTCATCAATTTCTACACCATCAAGAAGAGTAGCATATTTAGGATTAGACAATAAAGCATTCTTAACTGTTTCAACTGCATCAACAATTCCATCAGCATCGTCTAGTTCAATACCATTTCGAAGATTGTCCAGTACCTTTTTTATAGTATCTTCAGTCTTGCCAGTTTCTCTTAATGCTTGACGAATAATATTAACTTTGTCATAGCCTAAACCTTTGCGAATGCCAGTAACTTTTTTACCAGCATCACCAATAAATGTTTTTATTCTTTTGATGCTTTTTTCAAGATTAGCAATTTCATCTTCAGGAAGATTGTTTTTAACAGCATCTTTTAGTTTAGCTTGTAAGTCTTTTAATTCTTCAACGTAAACTTTCTTTTGTTGTGAAAGTTCTTGTAAAGCACCTTTGCTTCTTGAAGCAAGGCTTGATAATTCTTTATCAGTAATGCCTTCTCTAAGTCCCATACCTGCAGACTTAGCTAATTTAAGATCTGAGATGTTTCTTAATGCAGACATATCTTCTGAGTAAAGATGTTGAGAAGTAATCTTAATTGATTCTAGTAACTTCTTGCCTTCATCAGTTGCTTCTAAACCGAATTGTCTACCAGTTGTTAGAAGTAAGCCAGTCCACATACGTAAACGAGTACCAGGAGAAGCTTCTCTCCAGGCTTGAGCAATAACTTCAGCGTGATATTTATCAACAGATAATCTAGCAATTTGTTTAACGGCTAAAGCATCACTTGCATCATCAATACTAATTGATTTGCCCATAAAGGCACGTTCAAATTGGCGAGTAAATCTGTCCATTACTGTTTTAACGCCAGCAAATTGTTCAAGTTGTCCTACATTTGCAGCGTTAGCAAATGATATTGCAAATTCTTGAGCACTATCCCAAGATCCAACAGGAGTTTTTGTACCAATCCCAAGTACATTTCTAACTGCAGGAGCAATAAATTCAGCACCAAACTTATTAAATAAGTTATAGGTAGGCATTAAAGGAGCTCTACCACCTGCTGCACCTCTACCGATTAATTCAGCAGTGCCAGCACTTATAAAGTAATTTTTAGCAGAATCAGCATCTTTAATACCAGCTTTAGACCATTCAGTAATTAAGTCTACAACTACTGGTTTATCTGGTTCAGCTAATTTAAATATGGTTGAAGTTTTAACGTTAAAGATTCTGGATAATTCAGCTGCTATTTCAGAACGTTCTGCAATAGTTGCAGCTTTAGAATACTTCTCAATTCTTGCGCCAACTTCATCCCAGTATCTAATAACACTGCGACTCTTAAACATATCATCAATAGTGGAAGTTAAAGCAACACCAGTTTTTTGAGCTGTTTCTAATAAACCATATCTGGCAACAGTAAGAGCTTTAGGAATTGGACCAAGAGCATATGTTAATGGATCTACAGCAATAATGTAGGAAGCATCAATAACACCAGATACAATGTCGTAAGGATCTTTTTTAGTTCCTACTTTATCAAATCTAGTTAAACCTAAACCACCAGCAATATCTCTACCAGGGCTAATCTTGGCTTGTTCAAGATCTCTAATTGCTTTTGCTAAATCAGTTTCTTTAGCAGCATTTGGATCATCAGTTAAAAGGGTTGTGAAATCTAGTATTGCTTTTAGTTCTTCTGGCGTTTCTGACAAAGCCATAATTTCGCCAGCGCCTTTTTTCATTGCAAAAAGTTTAGCTGTTCTGTAAACACCAGGACTGTAGCTTTTCTTAACATTATCTTCTTTAACTTTATCGAACATTTGCTCGCCATTGTAGGCAGTTTTCCATTGTTCTGATTCGTTAAATAAGTATTTAGCATCTTTAACGTTACCACCAAATAAAATGTTTTGAATCTTATCTGAGGTAGTTAACTTACCTGGTCTTTGTACAACATCACCTTGATCTTGAATACGTGCAAGTCTGTAAGGTGTTGCAATAAATCTTGCGTATTTGTCAAAACCTTCTAATGTTCTAGTAAATCTACTTTTTGACACAGGTGTAGAATTGTAAAGTGTTCTACCATAGACTGCAGTAAGCATATCTTTTGTTTCGGTAGGAAGTTTATCGTATTCTACTCTGGCAGTTGAATCTGGAAGTTCTAATAGTCTTTTATTCTGTCCCCAAAGATAGGTATAACCAGCTAGATCTTTTTCTTGATCTTGGTTTATACCAACTCTTTTAGCAGCAGCATATGTATTAGGAGCTGTTCTCCAGATGACTTCACCGATTTCATCTTTTTCAGCCATTAAAACCCTTTGGCAGCTAGGTCTTCTGCTACAGCCTGTAGATTAGGATCTGCTTGTGCTAAATCATAGAATGTATTTGACAAACTTGTCCCTCTATTAGATGTTTGTGGTAATAAAATTTCTGGTCCTGCACCTGGTCCAAATGGTAAACCAATTTCTGCTGGCTCATCTGGTCTTAAAGTATCTGCAGTTAGTCCAACTACAGGCTCACCTGTTGGTGTAGGAATAGGTGTAGTTAATTTAGGTACTTTATAAGCTTGACCTTGTAAGTCAGCACCTGCTTGCATTTGATTTAACTGAGTAGTATCACCATAAAATTGTGATGGAATATCATCTCTTTTAGGTTGTTTTAATTTACTAGACAGGTTTAAATCGGTACGTTCTGAGTTCGCACCAACTCCTGATATAACTTCTTTTTCCATACTAACCTGCTAACTGTCCGAGAATAGCCTGTAAATTAGGTGGTGCTTGTTGTGCTTGGGGTGCTCCTGGAGCAGCCTCAACAGGAGCGCTTTGTGGGACAGACATTTGCTCAACTGGAGACACTAACTCTCCAGGAGCGGCTTGTGGAGCCATCTCTGGGGCTGGTGCTGGAGTAAAGATTTTCTCAACGGCATCTTCAATAGATACACCTGATTGGCGTTCTTTGATAACTTGTGCCATTTTAGAAACTATGTCTGAAGGATCTTGTCCTTGTGTAGCCATTTGTGGAATGGCTTGAGCTAAAGCATTCATAGATGCGTTTAAGTTATCTCGCATCTTTTGAATGTCAATTCTTTCTTGTTCCCCAGTCACATTCATTGACCAAGGTAATTCTCTCATAATGAAATCTCTTGAAATAAGATCTGCACCT